GCAGCATTGAAATAGGTCACGTTCTGAGCCGCAGTTCCTTCCGCGCCGGTGTAATGCATGACGATGTACTGGATCGCCTCAGAGCGCCGGGAAACGTTGTATCCTTTAAACCCCTCATTAGGTATAATGCGAGGCTTCAGAGACGCCTCTGCGGCTTTCTCCGATGCTCTCCCGTACCCATCAAACACCCACGTCTTGCCGTCAATCGTCAGCTCGCAGTTGACATACATATGCCCGTCTGTGGGATCCAGATACCGCTTGTAGCCGTCTCCCGGATCGTGCCATCCTGTGAGCATCCTTCCGTAACCGTCAAGATAGAACCACTGACCATTGACGTTGATCGCCTTGCCCTTCTGCATGACGCCGGATGTCGGATCGAGATAATACCATGCTTTCAGGCCGTCATCGTAGTGCCAGCCATACTGCACAATACCATTGTCTCCAAAGTAATACCAGAGACCTTCAACCTGTTCCCATCCGACTGCATAGGTGCCGTCTGCGTGCTGGTACCATTTGCCATTCGGGCCTTTGCCCCATCCGGCCACGCCGGTGCCGGCATAAGGGATGTCAAACGTCCACGTCTGCGAGCCCTTCTGCACCTTCAGGCGCTTGTTTCCGGCAGTCATTACAATGTCGGAGTCAGTGCGCAGGACGGTGTCGATGATCCCGACTGCCTTGCCTGCTCCCCAGCGGGAGAAGCTGGTGGATCCCATCGCCTTGCCTTTGGGTTCCCAATCGTTATACCAGTACAGTTTCACGCCCCATGACTTCAGCGTGCGCAGGTCATCCGCTCCGTCACCGTTTCCGTGATGGTAACCCTTCATGACAACAGTAGGCCCGGGCTTCGTGCGCAGAAAGTCCTGCTTGTCGATCATGTCACCGCCGGACAGATACCACAGATCCGGAAAGTAGGTCTGCATGCTCGTATTGTTGACTTCCCTATCATTCTGATCGGCTCGCCTTGCCGACCTTCGCCAGATCCGGCACTTGATCTCCCCGACAGTGATGTCCGTGAACCGTCCTGCAGGCGGATAGATGATAGTCTTGCCGAGTGACTTAGCCTGCGAGATCCGGCGCTGGGCTCTGGAATAGTCGCCGGAAACTCCCTCTTCCTGAAGTCCCTGCAGCTCTCCCGGCGGAGGGCAGTATATCCGATCCACGCAGATGCCGCTCACGTCGAGGAATGCCTTCATGCCTGCATCGTGGTCAATGTGCCAGTGGGTGAGGATATAGGTCACGTGCGTGATCTTTTTGTTTCTGCAATAGGCAATCAGTTTGTTACTCAGATCCGCCTCTCCGCCATCGATCACGATCGCGTTGCCCTTCTCATCGTGCAGGATTTGTGCATCTCCACGCCGATATTCGTAGGTCTTCTGGGGAAGTCCCGGAATATAAACAGTGATCACTCAGGATCACCTTCTTCCTCAATCACAGGGTCGTTACAATGAGCCGCATCCACCCACGCCTCGCATGCTGCATAAATGGCAGCGGAAGCAACCGCGCAGACGATCCCGACAGTGGCGATGCTCTGGTTGTCGGTATGGAGTGCGGCGATGCTCGTGCCGATCGAACCGAGAAACGCAGCAAGGCAAATTAAGAACTTCCGTGATGTAAATTTACTCTTCATTCTTCTTTTTCTCTCCTATGTGCCTGCTTGTTGATATACCTGTGGATCGTGTCGGTCGCTTCCTGTGTCGGACCGTTCGCGCCCAGCTCCTGAAGGCCGCCCAGCACGCCGAGCATGGCCTGTATTAGGATCTCCCGCTCTTCCAGCGACTCGGCGACTACTTGTTCAATGGTCTTTTTCCACTTCTCCATTTCGTTGAGTCTCCCGTAGTCCCGGTCAAGTTTATCCTTGATTTGCCTGACGTCTTCTTCTATTGCAGTGAGACGTGCGTCGAGGCTCTTGTCGGTCGCTGTTGCAGAGGCCTTCTCCAGTGCGGATCCAGTTATCCGCCGCTTAAACTCTGGCCATTCCTTGTAAAAGAAGTACCCGACCAAAAAAGCGATGATCAGCCAGGCAAGAAGCTGATTCCCAGTAACAAGGCCCTGCAATATCTTCTCCATGATGTTCTACCTCATAAAAATTCCCCAGAAGGATCTCTCCCTCTGGGGTTCAATGTGTTTTAATGTGTTTAACGCGTTAAACGTGTTGAATTAAAAATTTAATTCACTTGATGCGTTAAACGTGTTGGCTAAATTAAGCTAACAAATAAGCAAACTGTTTGTTCAATGACTGTGTAAAAGTCCGCTTTAACGCTGTTTTGATTAGGCGGTACATCACGCGCCATCACGCGCCATTTGCTCCGCTGTTTCTTCTTCCGCATCCTCTTCCAGTACGACCGTGTAACTGTACTGGTTGCGGATTACATTCTTCTGATCGACATTGTGCCTGTCGGCAAGCACCTTCTTAATGTCGTCAGCATCATAGTGCACTGCTTTCTTCATTCTTCGTCTGCCTCTAAAAGGGCCTCAACCTCTGCTCTCCATCTTTCGTTGACTTCCTCGATAGTCATCAGTCCCGCCTTGATTTTCCGATAATACACTTTTGCCATCACATACCCTCCGTAATCAATTCTGCGAGTTCTATAAGCGCATCTGCCTGTTCTTCGATGACCGCATTGAGCGGTTCGAATATTGCATACTGCTCCTGTGTCATCTGCCATTCGTCATACGTCCAGTGTGCCGCTGTTTCTTCTGTTGCGGGCACTGCCGTATAATTGCGGCGAATAATTACATTGTTTCCAGACTCTTCATGGGCAAGCGGCTTGAGTGGGTCGCTGTTTTCCGATCTTTTCCACATCGCTAATGATCCTCCGTGTTTTTTTGATGTTGACTGTTTTCCATGTGTTTTTGATACGTTTCAATTCTTTGCTGTATCCTACGGCGTTTCGGATTTCTTACTAAGCCGCCCCAATGGGATATATTTCAGTTCCGCACGGAACCAAGGAAGACTTCGCGCCTGCCCTCTTCGGGCAGTAATAGTGATTAAAAATCAGAATGTCGTTTTTATCGGACATTTCTACATTGGTAGGATTTAGGTCGCCGCCGTAATTGGCGTTCGAGTTGCCGAGGTTGTTGTTCGCATTCAGGTTCACGTTGCCGTTGTTCCAATTGCCACCAAAGCGACAAGCACGAACGTCGTTCGAATTAACGAGGTAGGCGTAAACAGCACGCTCAGAGTCCCTTATAGTTTTTAGTTACAACATTATTGAGGGGAGGGCCCCTCTTGACGGCTTCGCCGTCAATTCACCCCCTATTGGGGAAAGCAAAGGTCGCCGCCGTAATAGGCGGCCGAGTTGCCGAGGGTGATGGACGCATACAGGTACACGGCGCCGGTGTACCAATTGCCACCAAAGCGACAAGCACGACCGGCGTACGAATTAACGAGGTAGGCGTAAACAGCGTAATACGTCGAGCCGCTACCACCAGTCGTCGCACCCGGTATCCAAAGATCAGGATATTCGTCTGCGTACTGTCTGGACTTGATCCATCCGTTTGCGTAATTCGCCACACTTGTTTCAACATCCAGTTTGACATAATCATCTCCCGGAAGAGTTATGTTATCAGATGGCGTTACAATCTTTGACGGGTCAGGCAGATAGTACCACTCCAATTTATAATCACCACCGACTGCTACTCTCTTATTAAAGAGGTCGCCTATCGTGTGATACTGGTTGCCCCACGGATTTTCCCTGTGTCTGTACTTGCAAGGATGGTAGCCGTCCGTGTTGGATACCGGCGAACCAGACGGAGTTGACACACCGTTGCAAGCACCTGTTCTGTAAGGTCTTGCCGCCAGAGCATAAGTCGTTGCCCCTGTCGTATCATAGGTCAGATATTCTTTGCCGAGGTCTTCTACTTCGAGTTTCTGGTATGCTCCGTTTGGAGACTCGTTGCCTGACGCATCACATCTGATAGCACTGATGACTTTATGCGTAGCCTGATAAGTATAGCTTGTATGTCCTGTGCCTGACGGCGTGATCGCAATATACTGTCCTGCTACTCTTGAGGCGTAGTAGTTATTGCAAAGCACATGCGTCGCGTCAATAAAGACGACCGTGTCCGCATCATTTGATCTCAGCGACAGGCAGCCTTTCATGATGTCAGTCGGAACCTGTTTTGCAAACTCTACGGTCTGCAATGCCCACTCATAAAAGTTAACTGCCCACGGTTCGAGCATCGCAAAACCTTTTACATCGGCATTGTTATAAGTCCTCGCAACATCAAACAGTGCTTTATAACCACCCTGTGCGTTGTCAAGATTGGGGAGCGAAACTCCATGCCCATCTTTAACAGCAAGAGCATATGCCGGAAGATATGCAAATTCGAATGTTTCCTCATCGTTGTGGTTGTGACAGAAGATGTCGAATGGCTTCCATCCCGGATAATGGTGGGCAGATACTCCGAGAATGCCGTCTTTGTTGTAATAGTAAGCACGAGGGCACTCTACTGCGACATAATCGCCTTTTGTCCCGTCCTCTGCATAATCCTCATCACCAAGATAAGCTTCGACGACAAACTGAGGTCTGCCGTCATGCAGTACCCAGTGACCGACGCACTTGCGCCTGTTAAAAGGAGTAACATCATCGAAATTGTTGACCACATTGGAGTTATCTCCATCTGTGCCGACCTGTGCGGTCATGCCTACGGAGTCCCAAATACGGGTCAGTGCAGATGCACTTTGACCTATGCCTGATACGCCGTATTTTTTCAAACCCTCTGCCTCGATAATCTGCGATAAATCTTCCTTTAAGTCAGAAATTTCATCACCAGTTGCTTTTGCATCTGCCGCCCGCCCTGCGATAGAAAGAGTATCGTCAATCGCCTCCGCTCCATTGGTCACATCAAACGTGGTTGTCGTGCCATCTGTAAACGTGATCGTGTAGGTGTCTACCAGTCCCGCCGTGCCTGTTTTGGTGATGGATGCGATGCCGGTGCCTGTTGCCCCTGTCGCACCTGTCGCTCCTGTTTCTCCAGTATCTCCCTTGTCGCCTTTCGGAATACCCAAAGACAAGACTCCACCCTCGTAAGATGCCGTTGCTTCTTCGTCAGGTTCAAGCGTTTCCGCTTCGGCAGAAATCGCCGCAAGGTCTGCCATTTCCTGTGCAAATTCTTCTTCTGTGCCTGTATAGCCCTGTGTCACTGCATATGCGTATGCGCTGACGGGGCCAAGGTCTTTGATGATTGTTGCCATATTAAACCGCCTCCATGATAAGCCGCCCTTGTACGAGGTCGAAATCTACGTCTACTGCATCTGTCCGTGTATACATAAGCCTTCCGTCCACTATATCCACCTCCATATATCCCGCCGTTGCCGCCGCTTGCTCTGCCCTGTCTGCATCCATTGACGCATTACTGGCACTCTGCGCCGCATTAGCCGCACTGGTAGCCGCTTCGGATGCCTTAGTCGTTGCCGTTGCCGCCGCATTACTCGCTGTCGTAGCAGATGTGCTTGCCGCTGTCGCACTGCCCTGTGCAGACTGAGCCGCCTCCGTAGCAACTAAGGACGATGCCGCCGCCGCTTCTGCGAGAGCCGCCGTTGCCGCTTTGTCCTCGCCTGTCTGCTCTACTGCATCGTTGAGAGCGGCGATTGCCTCCGTGATGACATCCTGTTGCACTGGTGTCGGCTCAATGTCGGACGGTTCGGGACGTTCCCTCACAGGTATCTTAATCACATATTCTGTTTCACCGTCATCCGTGCCGTCATGCAAAAACACGAAAGCGTAGATGTCTGCTCCCGATGTCAGATACATATCAGGGATAGTGACCTGATTGTCTGTGCCTATCTGCGTGATAGTCTCGCCCGATTTCCGTGAATTGGAAAAGTGAACCTCGAAAGCCTGAGGCAAGTCGAGACCTGTGATTTCCAAAATCTGTCCGTAGTCATACTGCCAAAGCGGAGCAGTAGTGACCTCTCGTAAACCGCCGAAAGCGGCTCTTGTTACATTTAAGGCTTCGCTCATGCTTGCCTCCTCTTTTCTATGCTATCGCCTTTCGCATTCTGCTTTGGGGACGCATCCCTTACTCGCATCACGTTCCGAAAAACGCTGTCTTTCACTGCCAGTCCGAAAACCTCAGAGGGCATTGTGTCTGCTTCTTAAATCAAAAATCCGCTGTTTTTTATTCTTAGATTTTTCATAGAACAAATAAGTAAAGATTTTTGATCTTAGATAAATCCGTCTTTTTCTAAGTTACTAAACATCACCCAGGAACCACCGTCGGGGCTTCTTCGTGGGTATATGACTTGCACATCAGCTCGACTCCGTCCTCGCTCAAGAGTGCCGTCGAATGCTTTGGCAGGTCCGAAATGGCTGCATACTGCAGCACTCCATAGTACTTTGACTCAGCCTGTGCCTGCGTCTCTGCAGTGTGGACTAAGTGCCCATAGCTGCCGTCTTTGTACTTCTGGATCTCAAGTACATAAAACATATTGTCCTCCTCAGTTCAGTGCGATCTCGCAGGACATCCGGATCAGTACGGAGTCACCACGAACAAACCCGTAATCCTCTGCGGTGACGTTCGCGAAGATGATCTCGAGCCATCCGCAGATGATATGGATGCTCGACAGCTGCGGGAGGATATTCTGCCATCCCGATAGCCCCTCTGCTCCAAAGATGTCCGCCACTGTAAGCGACCATGATGTCACCGTGTTAAATCCCGGGACCGGAACGCGGACCGTTAATCCCTTGCCGTGCACGAAATCTCCGATCATCCAAGAATTGACCATCTTGACAGATGACATCGCATTGCTCCGGGCCGCCTGTGCCTGCACGTTCTGGATCCCGCGTTGCAGGGAAGAGATCTGTGCCGTGATCGGACTACCTGTTTCCAGATAATCGCCCAGCGTGACTGTCCGCTCATCCTTGCAGGCACTTGTCTCCATTGCCAGGACTCGGGCCTCTATATAAAGGGATCCTTCCGTATCGATCACTCGCACGGTGTCGCCGATCCGGATGGTCTGCGGCAGATCCACGATGTCAAACTCATATGTCGTTTCCGGCTGGGAGATCCTCTTCAGCTGTTCGACAGCCCTGTTGCAGAGGTCTGCCTGGCTGGTGGTCTGATATTCGTACGTCTTAGAGATGTGGTCTCCCGTGTCTCTTGCCCACCGATCCAGTGCCGATCTGCTGAGAAGGTACTTTCCGGAGACGTAGATGTCTCCGTCGTCGTAGCTGTACCCCTGCAGTGTGACCGGATTGTTTTGTCCTGCCGGAGTCGCTCCCGTGACCAGAAGAGCAGTAGCAAGGTTGGCTACGCTTCTTTTCACTGTAACACCGGAGATGTGCGTTCCGACTCTCAGAGAGACCTTCGAATTCGTGCCCCTCTGCCGCCAGAAGTTAATATATTTGTGTGTGACCTTCAGCCCCTTGATGTCAAAGCTGAATGAAAGTTCCGCATCAAACTGTGTAGCAATGCTCTGCAGCCGTTCTGTTGCTGTCGCTTCGCTTTCCCATGCGAGGGTGCGCGAGAGTGTCGATATCTCATTGACGCCGATCTCGAACCCGCTCCCGTAAGTAAATGCATTTACATACTGTGCGGCGGTCATTGGTGTGGATGCCGTAAACGCCGGTACGATCTCATTCAGAAGATCCAGCCCTGCGTCTTCCGCATAGATGGTCACTGTCTTGTCCTGCGTGGACAGCTCGGAGTCTATGATGGTATAAAACTCATTCTCTTCCCCCGAGCTTCTCAGCAGGTAATTTCCTGGCTCCGTCATTGCCTCTGCGGATGCCCTGTTCTCATATTCGATCGTACATTCAAATGTTTTCGTGCCACGCTCTACTTCTTCAACCTTTTTGTCATCGCTGACAAGCAGGCCGCCCGGAAGTTCTGTGGATGCCTGGCCGACAATGTTCATGTCGCGGTCAGCGAAGTACAAGATCATAAGAACACCTCCCGATATTTCATCGTGTATGAGTCATTGCTCACCCACGAAGACGGCGTGCACTCTATCCTGTTGGATCCCGGCGTCAGCACGAACTCTTCCCACTGGTTAGTGATCGCGCCCAGCTCCGGAGCATCCGTTCCGTTCACGGTGATTGTGGCGTCCGATGTGTCTGCCACGATCAGATCGTTCGGCATGAAGCTGTTCGGAAGATCCTCCTCATCGTCAATCGCATCTTTACGGAAATTGACGTAGAAAAAGATTGCGTGCTCAGTGGTTGCGTATGTTGAATTTCCTGCCGTGTAAAGCACAATCTCCGTTGCCGCAAGATCTGTATAAGCTGCATTCTCAAACGCGAACGTCTGGCCGGCGATCCTGAATGTGATCTTGGATCCCGACTTCTGGATGCTCGGTTCCGTGCAGTTTACGCCGGCCCATGCGTTGTTATAGTCCGATGTGATGTTTGTCGCTCCGGAGCTCTGCTGGATGATCGCTCCGTTGATCCACAGCCTCCATGTCGTGGAGAAGCTGCCGACGGCACCGTCCATCAGCTCAATACCGGCAAGGACGTATCGGACGCCGTTGTCATTCCCCAGCACCAAAAACTGCATGTTGGAGAGCTCAGCCCTCTGGTAGGTGAACCATTCCCACTGCCATGCGACTTTGAAGTTTTTCGCTCCTACGACGCCGTGTGAGTCTGCCGGGATAACCTTGCAAAGTCCAGGTCCGTGCCATGCCGTGCCCGTGCCGTAAGACGCAGGCTTGATGCCGTTGCCTTTGGTTGCCGAGCCGGAAGACTCCCACGATCCCGTCATGATATTCACTTCCGGAGTGGTGGCTCTTCCGTCGTTTACGGTCCAGCCCGATGCAACACCCGACTCAAAAGAGTCATTGATCAGCATCTCGGACTTCTGCACATCCTCCGTGTCAACCTCTTCCGGATCTCCCACCTGCAGGACCGCGCCGTTAGAATTAGCGAAGCCGTAGAAGCCATTGTCACTGCCGCAGGTTGCCTCAATCTTCGGATGTGCGGGATATGTCCCCTGATAGTTGGTTGTGATAACCTTCTGGCCGTCGATCGTGGTTGCGTTCACAGTTGTCTCCGTAATGGAGTACTTAAACGGATCTGCGCACTCGATCACGATCTCGCCGACCGATGCGCTTCGCCCAGGATAATCCACCTTCACGGACTTATAGGTCCCGACGAAGAATTTATCCGACTCATCATCAAAGACAATCTGTGAATTTTCGATCTGATACAGATAGCTTTTCAGCTGGTTGAACTTCGATGCAAACCCCGCCGGTGAGTCCGCCGTAAGTGAAAAATGAATTGTTATAGTCCGGCTGTCGATGCGTCTGCGCTTGTACTTCGCCCCGTCTCTGGTTGTGATCTCAATCTTGTCCAGATCCAGCGCGAGAGGTTCGCGTCCGTCTACTCTCAGCGTGCGGTATCCAGAGATCAGTTCCTCCAGATACCCGCCGTTTACATACATTGCTTGAACGGGCTCAAGCTGATTAAGTGCTGTGTATGCGTTTACCATGCCAAGCCCGCCTTTCTGCTCTGATTGCGCTGCAGCCGGTTCAGCTCATCCTGGGTGAATGTTGCCGTAGCGCGTGCAACTTCCCGTCCGTCGATCGTGACAGGAATGATAAATTCATATGTCTGCGTATCGTTCCCCATGCCGGCCAGCTGATCAGCCACCGCTTTCGCGAATGGTAGCATATTCCGCCCTGCGAGAGGTACGACTGCTTCTGGTCCAGCTTCGCCGACGCCGATCACGGTCGGGCTGTTGATGATACCGCCCTTTGCATACCAGTCGATCCCGACAGAGGGACGCGTGCCCATTCCGCCGATGCCCCACGGAGCTTCGCCGCCGCTGATATTAAAGTGCGGGAGCTTAATGCCGCTGAAGATCTTGCCCATGCTGATCGGAAACAGCTTTTTGATATTGCTTACCGCCGTATCGACAAGACGTTTAGCTTCGTCAATCGGTGCGGTAATAGCGTTCTTTACGTCAGTAAAAAGCCCTGTCACATCGTTTACAAGTCCGGAGAACCCGAGCCAATCCATGATGTCACCGACCACCGTACCGACGTACTCAACCACCTGCGGGAATATCTCTTGTAAACCTTGCCAAACAGTTGTAGCGACCTGAGTCCCGAGCCCGATCCAGTCCGTCTGCGTTATGATCGTAAAGATCCCGTCAATTACCGCAGGAATAAGAGTGGTGGCAGACTCGAGCAGAGCGCCTGCGAGGCTTGTAATCAGCTCTCCGGCTTTTGCGATCATCTCGCCCTTGTTGCCATCGCTTCCGATGTTTTCCGTAAAATTACGGATCATGTCCGCTGCACTTGTAGCGAGTTCCGGCAGTTTCTCAGCAATTCCGCGTACAAGCCCCATCAAGAGCTCACCGCCTGCCTCAATCATTCCCGGGATCTTCTCGCCGATACTTGCCACGAACTCGCCGATGCCGTTCTTGATGTCATCCAGCCCCGACATATCTCCGGCGAACATCTTTGCGACACCGTTCATCACGTCCGTGACAACCGGAAGGAACTCGGAAGACAGCCGCGTCTTCAGCCCCTTGAGGGTCATGCTCATTGTGGTCTGTGCGTCCACGAAATCAGCTGCGGCTTTGACAGACTCGTCCGACATTACCATGCCGTATTCCTCTGCCATCTTCATCTGCTCCTCAATCGCCTCTGTTCCGCCGTTCAGGAGCGGTGCCAGTTCGGTCGCTCCTCTGCCGAGCAGCTTCGATGCGAGAGCGGTTCGTTCCGTCTGGTTTTCCATTCCGGAGAGGGCTTCGATCGTCCGTGCGAATAGTTCTTCCTGAGACATATTCGCGACTTCTTCCTGGCTGATGCCCAACTGCTGGAAGGCTTCCGAGTTGTTAATCGCTTCAGAGGACAGCTTTTTCATAACCGGGGCCATGCTGTCCACGCTTGTACCTGCTCTCTGCAGGACATAATCCCATTTTTGATAAGCCTCAGCTGACCATCCGATCTTCTGAGACATCTTGTCTATATGATCGCCGAGCGTGGCCGTGTCTGCGATGCTCTTTCCCAGAGCCGCACCACCAGCCGCCGCAAATCCGGCGAACCCGAGCGCCGCCGCTTTAAAGCCGCCTGCGATCTTTGAACCAAAGCCGCCGCTGTACTTCTCGCCGGCCTCCTGGCCTGCCGCCTCGGAGGGCCCGTTGAGAACGCCGGTGATCTTGTTGCTGATCCCCTCTGCGGACGGTATGATCTGCACATACGCCTGTCCTAAATCTGGCATTTACAATCCCTCCAAAATGCGCTTACGTTCCGCTTCAAACTCTTCCGGCGTAGAGTAGCCGGAAAGTGTCTCTTCTCTGTCAATTCCAAGATAAAAATCAAGAACAGATTTCGGAGGCTTCCCTCCGTCCTGCGCGGCCTGCGTCATGCTCCACTGGATCCAGTGGACGTAATCCGCAATCATAGCGAGCAAGACCGTCTCGTCCCTGACTGGCGTCTGAGTCATTGCCATCTTGACCCGTGAGTTGTCCCTCAGACCGACAGCGAGGGTTGCCAGCAATTGAACCGGCACCCTCTTAATGTCAAATATCCCGTATGTCTCTGCCATGTCGCAGGTCAGAGCATCGGGATACTTCGAATACATGTCGGCGAGGGCTCTCAGTTTTTTGCCGCCGGAATTGCCTCCTCGATCTCGCTCAGTGCGTTCATCATGTCGGTGGTGTGAACGATGCCGTCTTCGCCTCGCAGATGTTCCACCAGAGCCTTTTTCTGATCCTTCCCGAGCAGCTTCTCAGCAAGCGCCCCAAGATAGATCGGGTTCTTGTTGACTGCTGCATACAGTTCGATCAGTTCAAAGTCATCAAAAACGGCCTCGCTGATCTCGAAATCAAATCCAGACTTGAGAGTCCCCTTAATCATTTAGTTCTCCTCACGATGCGCGCTTGATATACTCGTAATGCGTATTGCCAGATGCATCCGGGAACGCCGTCACGGTAACGTCATAGCCGACAGCCTCGTTATCCTTGTAGCTGATTTCGGCGATCTCGGTGATCTTAGCGTTCGGAAGGACTACGCGCTTCACGGCGCCGTCACGCAGGATCATGTCGATAACGACCGCCTGAGAGACTGCTTCCTTGCTGTTCGCCGTGACTGTAATGCCCGTTGCGAGCGTTCCGGTGACGTTGTCCGATCCGTAGACATACTTCAGCACGTCTACGCTGAGGACTTCGATCAGCTTAAACTTCCATGTGTCGGGCTTCTCGTTCTGCGTGGTCAGCACAATGTCTCCGCCCCATGCCTTGATGTTGGTCGAGGAAGGGGAGTTGGCATTGGTGGCACCGTCTTCCGAGATATATCCGAGCCCCGTAAAGCCAGTGGCCAGAGCAGTGGTCGCATCTGTGGGAAGGGTCAGCGAAGTATCGCCAACGCTCACAGCACCGCCGATTTTCGGCTTGCCCGCAGTAACATTGCTTACTGTAGCCATTTATGCCTCCTTAAAAATAAAAATCGAACACACTCTGATAGCGATACCGCTTCGTCCGTGTGTCCGTGTGGTTGTAATTTGATGCCAGCCTCATCCCGCTGATCTCAGGCAGTTCGAGGATCCCGTCCATCGCGGCTCTGACTGCCTCGTCCAGCTGCGCGGCCTGATACAGTGATTTGGTTGAATAAGACTGCAGAGCGACAGACGCGGAATTTACATAATCCCTGCGGCTGCCGCCCACCTTTTCAATAATGACAAACTGTTCCGGAAATGTCGGATAGTCTTCCGAAGGGACTTCCGGCAGCTCCATGAGGACCGGAACGGTCAGCTCTTCTGATAAATAATCAAGAATTACTTTTTCAATCACGGATAGACTTCTCCAATGTGTTGTGGTCCAAATTGTCGTAATATGCCTCTTCCGTAGCTGTTCCGACAGACACGTTCGCACGGTTCCGGCCGACATATACGTCGTAACCTTCTCCAGCGCGATCCGCCACAGCTCCGGCATAACTGACAAGGACATCCTGCATTTCCTGAGATTGCATCAGCTCCCGCACGCCTGCGCGGTTCAGAACAAATTTGAAATTACTCAAAGCGTTCCACCTGCACCTTCTTATTCCAGTCGAGCGGGATCATGTCTTCAATACCCTGAGACGGCTTGCCGAACACGTGGAAGACCTCGCCAAAAAAGCCGACCTTCCGATCCGTCCATGTATGGGTATCGCCCTTCGGGATCCCAAGCGTATACGCCAGGCGTTTCCCTGTGAGATTGAGTGTGTCGGTGATCTCTTGTGCGGAAGGTTCGCCGACAATCACATCCTCGACATTGATGGAAACATCGGTATAGATCGGACGGCCGAAGCCATCTTCGCCGGTCTTCTGCTTGTCATACAGTACAACCGTTATTCCATGCAGTTTCTTCCCCATGTTTCCATCACTCCATACTGTTGCCGTCTGAGTCCCAGACGTTTCAAATCGTTCCGCATGATCGCTCCTGCGATGCCGCCGCCTGGGATCGCATAAGTACCGCTCCACGTATAGCCGAGAGCACTCTGCGACTCCTGAGTCATCGGTTCGCCGTCCTGCGACTGTCGCATGACTCGCGCAACGATGTCCACCGTAACGACCTTAACGACGCTCGCATAGGACCCGCTGGAAGCGATCATGGCTTCAATACTTTTGCCGACCTTCTCCGCTTCATACCGCAGAGCATCGGAAACAAGAGGCAGGAGCGCATTGATACGCCCCTGCTCTGCTTCGCTGTATGTCTTTCCGGTAAGAGTCTGCACGTCGGCGAGCGTCGCAAAATCGCTCATTTTTTCACGGTTCCTTTCTTGACGGGCTTTTTAACCGGTGCCTTTACCGGCTCCCAGTTTTTGCCCGTAATCTCACTGTTGACCGTAATCACCACGCCGGTCTTTTTGTTCCGGTATTCCAACATCAGGTCGTGGTTACCTTAATACGAGCGAAGTGATCAGCTGCAAGGATGCCCCAGCCGATATAAGCCTCAGCACGCAGGCAAACTTCGTTGTATCTCTTCAGGTCGCGGGAACGACCATCGGGATCGCCGTACTGGATAACTTCGAGCGGGATGTTCGCAGCATAGCCCCACTTGAAGGCGTTCTGGAAATCGCCGACATAAGCGTGAGGGGTTGTGGTAGCTGCAGCCGCCTTCATCGGGACGGTCGGATTGACATCAGAGCCCATGCCGTAGAAGCTGTTAGGGTTCTGACCGAAACGGAATTCAGGATACTGGTGGATGCCGCCCTCAACGATAGCGCCAAGAGCCGCGCCAGCCGCAGGAGACAGGGCGATGCCGGTAACAGCGCCGCCGTCAGTCTGAACCGCCTGAATAGCTGCGTCGATGTTGGCGTCAACGGAAGCCGCGACATAGGTCACGTCATTGCTGGTGCAAAGGCCGTCAAAGCTGTTTGTGGCCTGGAAGGAAGCGGCTGTAAGATCTGCGGGGTTAAGTCCGTGCAGAGCCGCGATGTCGAGGCCGCGAGCGATCTTCTTAGCGAAGCCGTCAGCGAAGGCCTGCAGAGTGCCGATCCTTGCCTCATCGGAAGCGCGAAGGAACTCGTCGGAAACACGTGCCTGATACACGAACTTGATCGGGCGGATCACAACGGGAGTGGCGGAAGCGGTGGAAGCGGGTTTCGCACCACCTTCGCCGACGATGGAAGCCTCAGAGTCGAGGTTGAACACGAACTCTGTGATGCCGTTGAACGGGATAGGCTTCTGGGCGGACAGTTTCGCGAGGGAGCTGTATCCGCTGACTTTGCTGAACATTTCAGCTGCAATCTGGGTAGGGAAATTAGTAGATGCATTAAGAGTAGCTGCGGGCATAATATACCTCCTATTGATTGTTGAGCGTCGCGGACAGTGATGCCCACGCCGACGCCTCAGTGTTTTTAACATTGGGCTCGGAAGATCCGAGCGGCGCGACCGGCTTTGTGTTTCCGATCAGTTTCACCATTGACTCAGCGTCTGCCCTGATGGCTTTTTCGTCTTCGCCTGTGAGGCGGCTTGCCATCTGATAAGGGAGCCCCATTTCAAGCGCCACGCGGGTTTTGACCGAGTCCGTCTCGTAACCGTGGAGCTTCGTGTTCAGGTCCGCGATCGTGGTTTCATGTGCCTTGATCGCGTCGGCCTGGTTCTGGATCTGTGCTGCGAGCTGTGCGTTCTGCTTTTTGATGTCTTCGTAGTCGGCGAACTTCTCTGCCGCCTGACGTTCTGCACGCTTTACGCGCTCGCCGATGATCTTGTCGAGCTGTTCCTGAGTCTCAATTACTGTAAAATCAGACATATGTGTCCTTTCCCCACTTTCCGGGTGGTATCCGTAAGATATGCATCAAAAAAGCACCGACCTCTGCCGATGCTCTTCTAATACGCGATATGTTGTTTTTTCTTTTCTGCCTTTGTTTCCGAGCAGATCCAGTGTGCCAGGATCATGCTGTCGAGCAGTGCGATGTCGGCACCGTCGAGTGTCGACCGATACCCGAGTCCGCCGTTCGATCCGATCTTCCTGCGCTCGCAGTTGCTGACCACCTGGGTGACTGCTGACTGCTGCATGTGCTGGAACGTGCCCTGCTCCATTGCTATATCGAATATCGAATTAGCTTTGATGTAGTCGGCCACGCTGATCGGCTCGGGTCGTTTGACCCTTGCGTCCTTCGCGGCGTCCAACAGGACGTCTGTGCCGCTCTTGCCGTCGGTCACGGCCTTGCGGATGTCGGCCTTGCTAAGGAAGTTAATGATCCAGCTGACGCCGTTCCGGATGGGCTTGCATCCGACCACCTCGCAAAAGATCTTATCCTCTTCCGTGCGGGCCGCAACAGCGAGAGCGACGTTCTGACCATCAATTCCGAACTTAATGCCGGCGAACAGCTGACCTTTAAGTTTAGGCAGTTTGTTGACCTGCAGTGCGTCCCATTCGTTCCGGCTGATCGCGCTCTTCTGGTTGTACTTGATCCACAGCCCGAGCCGCTGGATATTGAAGTCCGTGCGATCATCGCCGATCTCAGAGCGGATCGTACGCTCTTTAAGGACCGTGCCGAGAGAAGGGTTTGTCTCATACCAGAGCTCCACATCCTCAGCATCTGACATCTCCGGAATAGACCATTCAGCCCAGCCGGATGCATATGACTCACTCTGCAGGACCGTTTTCCGGAACTTTGGGAAGACCGTGCCGGCGCTGATCGCCGTCGGCGGAGTTCCGAACATGATCGTCTGCGGGTTCGCTGAGTCCGTGACCACGTATTTCAACGCGGTCTCCTGTTCCGGCGTATACTCCTGCGCTTCATCAATGATCAGCAGATCATAACCTTCGCCGAGTCCGCCGGTGGACGTTCGCGTCCTGAACTCTATAACGCCGCCGTCTGCGGTGTACAGATGCTCTTTGCCGAACGCCCTGAAGGATGACACGATCGGGATGTCGCACTTCGCACAAAGCCTGCTCAGACGCTCCCAGATGGAATGCGCTGTGCTCGTTCGGTGTGCTGTGTAGAGGATCCGCTCACTGTTCTTCAATCCCCAGATGCATCTCGCAAGGGCCATTTCCGACTTGCCGTTGCGTCGCGGTACACTGTACCCGAATTTCTGGTGGATCCATAGGCCATCGCCGTCTATGGCCATGATGTCGTATGTGAGAGCGACCTGCCATTCCAGCGCATCTTTTTCCGACTTGTTGTAAAGCTCGATCGCTTCCGGACCTCTCGTATCTGTGTAAGGCAGAATTACGGACACCGTCGGGGATTGTCTCCCGACTCTGTCCATGCTTTATTCCTCCTTGCGCTCTGCGGGATCTTTGTTGCGGTACGTCCTGATGTCAGTAAGCATTCCACCCTCCTGCGGCATTCTGCCACGTGTGAGTTTTGCCGACGTGATACTCTATCACACAGCCACAGCCGGGATGCCGTTCAAAGCATCCGGCGTCGTAGGCTTCTTGATAGTCATCCCATTCTCCGCAGCGCTCGAGGCACCACTGACAATCTTCCGCATGCTTTGTCCCGCTCCGGAGTCCGACATTGTCATACCTGCGGACGATGTGAACCTTCAGGCCCATTTCCTCACGGGCCCGCACGTTAACGCGGATCGTTTCGTCTACAGCGCCGAGGGTCCTCTGCGTGAGAAGGTTGCTAAGATCTTCACGGAGAACAGGCCGGTATGCGACCTTCTCGGCGATTTTCGGAACGACAGAAGCATCGAATTCAGCTTCCAGTGTCCCGAGTCCAAGCTGTGCCCTGCGGTTCTGCGTCTGCTGGGCGATGGATCCAGCGCGGGCGGCGTCCTTGTAGGCTTGCCGGAGAAGAGGTTCGAGGATCTCGACGGCGGCGGCCTCGTCACACATCTCAAAATTGCAGTTATCCGCAATCGCGCCGGCCATTATATCGCCGATCTCTTCCGCATACAGCTGAGCGTCCTTAAATGACTTAATGCCATTGTCGGCACGCGGACGGTTCCGCAGATATTCCCTGAGAATGATCTCAATGCCTTTAGTATTCTCAGAAGCCATATCAAATACCTGTTAGTTCTTTCAGCTTGCTTTCCGTGAAATACTCGGGGAAGGATGTCTGGATCTTCTGCACCGCATCACCCACGCCAGAGAGAGACGAGAGATCCGGCTCGAAAAGTGGATCCCACAGGACGCGGGTGCGGTACAGCTGCCGGCGCTGATAGGGGACATGATCCCTCACGCACGCGGCAAGGTATCCGGCATTCAGAAGCCCCGTTCCGAACGTCTTCTGAGCCTTCCGGGCTGTCAGCCGGAGCGACTCGTGGGCGGCCTTGATCGCTTCAGAACTGCTCGGATTTTGGGAGGGAAACCCCAAATCGTCGAGTGTTAGCCCCGTTTCTCCGGCGAACAACCCGGCAAACCCTCGAAGCTGTTCGGTGTGCGGTGTCTGTGCGGCCATCTGGAACTGTCCGACAGAAGGCTTGTCTCCGTCTTCGTCCTTGTCGATCCGCAGCATACTGGACATGGTAGCGCGCCACTTGTCCATCTGCTCGGCGTTCTCATCCATTCCGAGAATGTACTTCTGCGGATAGCTGTAGAACTCTGCGGCGATCTCGGAGCGCTTCACGGTACGGACCGCACTGTCTACGATCTCCATGCAGGCACGGCTGATCCGGGAGTGACCGAACGGTCGAGTCGCATCGGGCCTGTAGATGATGGGCACCAGAAGCGGATACGGGGCCGAGTTCCGAACCTCATACGGCTTTTTGCCCTTCTCCATGATCGTGGTCATTCCGGGAACGAAGTACGCTTCCGTCAGAGGCTGGTCAAACTCATCGAACTCAATAACCGCATAGCCTTCCTTGAGCATGTTGGTGATTGGATCGATGATGCCTGTCGCGTGCCTTCCGTCAATCACTCTCATCACTGGGAAGCCGTCTGAACCTGCAGCGATGTAAATGAAATCGCAGGAACTGATCAGCGCGCCCAGGATCGCCGAGTCGACGAGCACGTCTTGGTTGTTCATGGCATAGATGTTCGTGAGCCCGTATGCGTCATTTTCAAAACCCTGAAACGACAGACGGTCAGCAAGCGCATCCACCGCCCTGCCGCACCATCCGAGAACGCCCATCATCTGCCTCAGCTCCGGAGGAGTGCTGATCCCGAAATCCATTGCACGGTGTTTCATCTCATAATGGCTGTATCTCAGCATTACGCGGCCGCGCTTTGATGTTAGTTTGCTGCGCAGGTAGTCTACGCCCTTAAAATCTGCCATCGTGTTACCTCAGTGTTATAAATGCTACAATCATGTGTTTTTTCGAGCA